TCCTTCTGCCAGGACGTGAGCCACGCCACCACTTTCAGTTCGGCGCTCATTTCCCGTCCTCCCGCTCGACAGGCTGCGCGGCCTTGAGGGCGGCACGGATTTCCGCGAGAAGCGCATGCACGCCACTCGGGTCTTGCATTCGCCCTTCGTACTCATGCTTCGGGTTGCGGTTGGCATAAGTGCTGACGAAATATTCCGTCTTGCGCAGAAGTCTCATCGTCTCCCCGGCCTCGGGCGCTGGGGTTGCGGCGAGGGCTGCGAGCCACGCCTTGCGCCAAATTTTCTCTTCGGTGTTCATCGGGGACTGCCATTGCATACCGGACACCTTGTTGAATGCAGCAATCATGTCATCGGTGCCCTTTGCCTGCGTGAGCGAAACAACCGCTCGGCAGATCGCCGCGTAGTCCGGCATCTCGTGCGAGCCGTTCATGTAGACGTAGGGGCGGCAAAACTCCAGCCATTGCTTATCGGTCTTCGCCACCGCCAGCGCAGCGCCTGCCGCTGCTGGCGCTTCGTGGCGGGATGCGAGGGCGGCAATAGCCATGTTGGGGCAAGCGTAGCTTTGGCCGCGTAACTCAAGCTCGCACGACCCAGTAGGGCAGCCGAGCCGGCATTCGCTTGAGTCTGGATTTGATGCAACAAGGGCGGCATCCCGAACCCGTGCGATGGCATCAGCTTGGGCTTTGCGCTGCGCCTGGGTGGCTTTGGGCAATGTGCGGGTAGCCAGATCAACTGCGGCCACTCGCATTTCGGTCGCAGTTGAAGTCAGTGAATAGTAGATCGGCTCAATGTTGTGAGCGTTCGTAGGATGCGGTGCAGCTCCAATTGAGCGATGCTTTCCGTTAGCCTGCGTCCATGTGTAGCCGATCAGAGTGCGCACCTCCTGCCCCCGCGCATCGATAGTGCCTGCCGCTGGCGGTGTCTCTGCCAACTCGGCTACTGCTGCATCCTCACGGGCCTTCACGTGTTCATCGTGCGCGGCCTTCAGTGTTTCGAGCGCCCACGAGGATTTCGACAGCTTCCCGCCCGTGGCGTGGTCGATAAAGCATTCCAGCTTGAATATCAGTTCGTCGATGTATTCGCACTCGGGGTCACGGGCCACGGGCTCTGCCGGTGCGCTCGTGAGTTCATCGAGACGGGAGCGAATCGCTTTGAGGTTGCCGTCGATGGCCTCGGCTTCTGCGGTGGCGCCGGCCAGTTGCTCCACCATGGCGGGGGTCACTCGCTCGGCTGCGCCTGCATGGGTGGCGGCCAGTTCGGCGGCTGCGTGGCGTGCGTCCTTGTGGCCCATCTTGTAGGCGCTGACGTATTCATCGGCCAGCATGCCAGGGGTGGCCTGGATGTTCATGATCGCGTTGTGCAGGTCAAGCATTGCTGTCTCCTTGGGGTTTGGCTGCAGGGGCGGGAGGCATGCGTGCGTCGATGAACGTCACGCAGTCGCTGTAGTCACCAGTCCCGCCGCGCGCGAGGACATGCGCCATGAATGCAAAGCTGGTGAGGTTGAGGCCCATGTTGTCCATCGCCCAAACCAACCGTCTGGCGTCGTCTCCCTCTGCCTCCCCTCCAAGCCTTCCGGTGGAGAGAGCGGCTCTGGCTTTCCACCCTCCCCATGCGTTGTTGACCGCGCTGTTTCGGTAATGAAGATTCACGCCACTGCCGAACGTACTCAGGTCGCCTGCGTCTTTGCGGATTTCCGCCTCAAACGCTTCGCGCTCCGAGCCTTCATCAAGGCGGGGCGCGTTCATGCCGCACCGCCGATCTTTGCAATCTCGTCTGCAACGGCTTCCGCGCCATCCAGGCCGGCCAGGATGCGGAACCGCGTGGCAAAGTCGTAGGCCTGCCGCTCGGTGATGTGCTGGGCGGCGTCATCAAGTTGATGTGCGAGTTGAACTACAGCGCTCCACCGTTCCCCTCCACTACTACCAGGAGCAGCATTGCGAAGGGGGAGTTCGCCGGTTTCCCCTGTGCGGGACATGGCTTGGAGTTGGTATTCGGTCATGGCGGTCCTTATGCAGCCTTGAGGCGCAGTTTTTCTTCGTTGTCTTGCACGAGAACAGCAAAGGCCATCAGGTCGGCCTCCAGCTTCTCGATGTCGTCCTCGTTGCGCGTGATGCGCACGATGTGAAGGCCCTTGCGGCCAGCGGCTTCGAGGTCAGGCGCCCACAGCACGAGGTCAACCCATTGGCGGCCAAGCAGCCACAGGTAGCCCAGGCACTGATCGCGGTAGGCCGAGATGTCGCCGTCAACCACGGCGGTGAACAGCGTTTCACTGCTGACCATCGTCTTGATTTCAAGCACGCCGTCTTCGTCGATCAGCCCATCGGGCGAGAGGCCAAAATTGTCATCGTCGGATAGGTAGAAGCCTGCCTCATCGACCATGTAGCCGGTCTGAGCCTCGTACATCGCTCGGGCGACCGGCTCCTGCTCGACGCCTACGCGCATCGCTGCGTTCTGGAACTTGGCCGGTGCTCTGCCGCCGATTCGCTCCCGGGCCACGTCGCGGGCGTACTCAAGGCAAGCCTTCGACGGCTGGCCGTTCTTGAGCTTGTCGCGGCAGTCCTTGAAGCGCGAGCCAGTCACAACACCACGGCGCGCCAGAAGCCATTCCTCGCTACCTTGTTCAAGCTTCAGCCACGGCATCTTTCACCTCCACATCGGTTGCTTCGTTCTTGGCGGCGTCGGCAATCAGGCGCTTCTTGTGCGCCTGGCATGCCTTCTTGAGTGCGTCGTGCGCGGTGAGGTCGTTCGCCAGCCGTCCGTTTTGCTCAGCCCAGTAGGCATTCAGTTCTTCAACGGTCTTGGTGGCTCGCGCTGCCTCGATGATCGGAGCCGAATCGATGGCCGCAGGCTTCGTGTTGAGCGCGGCAAGGCCCTCGCCGCCGTCCGTGTTCAGGTGGTGGATTGCTTGGTCAAGCCGGTCCGACTTCGGCCAGTACTTGTAGGCGCGCTTGACCACGGTCTTCTTCGCCATCTCGCCGTAGTCGGTGTCCCAAGGCGATTGCTTGCCTGCCTTGACGGACTCCGAGCGGTTCTTGATGGCATCGATGTCCTCGCGGCTCATGCACTCAGTCAGGTAGTCGCCGCTGTGCATCTTCACGACCACGTAGGCACCAACCACGTCGCCGCGATCCTTGGAGAACGGGTTGAAGGAGTGCGTCGGCGGGCGGTCGAAGCCGTTCAGCGTGAAGGCATCGTTCGCATGCACGAGTCCCGCCTGTGCCCACATGATCGAGCCAGACTGGATGGCAAGGTCGATCAGGCCCATATAGCTGATGTCGAGGCAGATCTTCCCTTTGCGCGGCACGAGGTAGGCTTGCTTCTTGGCCGGATTCAGGCTGATGCCGATGGCTGCGATGTTGGTCACGGCATTGACCACGGACTGACGATCGCCTGCAGCGAGTTTCGCCACGTAGTCATTGGAGGTCAGCACTTGGATAGCAAAGCCGGCTTCGCGCTCGAAGTTCAGCGAGCGGTCAACGAGGACGCTTTGAAAGCCGTCCTCGGCGCCGTAGACGTAGTTGGTGATGGTCTGGATTGCGCTCATGCAACACCCCACCAGTAAACAGCTGAGCAAACGACCACCAACAGCACGGCAAGCAATGCATCGCCGGGCAAGAAGTAGGGATCGTTATCTCCAACAGGGGAAAACAGGTCGTTGTTCATTTCGGTCCTTTCATGGCCACTTGTTCAGCGGCGCGATCAGCGACTACTTCAGCAGTCAGCGCTTCTGCATCTGGATGCTGGTGATCGAGGTAGGCGTTCAGCAGCAGGATTGCGAAGGCTGCGGTGATGCCTAGAGCCCAGTTGAGGGAGGCGGTGCGGAGGGCGGTCATGGCTTCTCCGCGAGGCCGCGCCAAGGAAATCGCCCGTGCTTCATTCCGTCGCGGCACCGAAATGCCTCAATCACTGTTGGCGCGAAGTAGCGGAAATGTTTTCCGTCCCAGTACGAGAAATGAGGTCCCCTGAACCCGGTAAGGATCTCGTACACACCTTTTAGGAGGGGTGGTGTGTGAATGGGAAACCACGGTGTCAGTTCTTTATTCATGGCGTCTCCGCAGCCCAAGCCGCCAGTTCGCGCAGCTTCGTTTCGTACATGCCAAGCAGCACATGCCCGACGATGGAAGGATCACCAGACCGCACAGCAGACAGCAGCGCGTCATCGCAGCAAAGGTCGCCCAGTTCCATCGCGTTGAACTCGCGGCGGTGGCGGGTCAGGGCAGCGTCGTAGTCGGTGCGGTACTGCTCGTCGGCTGCGTCGATCAGCCTTTCGTGTAGTGCGAGCGCGTTCATGATGCGGCCCTCGTAGCTTTTGCAACGACTGCGCGGCCACGCTCCAAAGCCTTGTGCTCGGGCGTGTTCGGGTAATCGTCGTAGGTGCTGGTTTCGATGATTGCCAACAGCGCCTCTAGCAACTCAGGAGCGGCGGCGATCAGGCGTGCGTTGGCTTCTTGATCGAACCCTGCCGAAATCCCAGGGAAGGCAACAAGACCATCGCCATGCATCACGTTGTTGTGTGCGTTTACGCGCCACGGCCCCGGAGTAAACGCCGCGCTCACGACTTCACCCCCCGAACCCGATCCATATCCGCAAGCTCTTGCGGAGTCACGGCGGGAATGCGCGGTTGGAACCCACTGGCGTACATCGCAATCGGCTCGAAGCCGTGCGTGTCCAGGGGGACGAGCGAGAGATTCGGGATCTGCGCGGGCAGCGGGCGGAAGCTGCGGTCGTATTCGCGTTGGGCGGTGTTCATGCGGCCACCTGATGCGCTGCGATGAACTTGGCCGCGTACTCCTTGCCGACATAGATCAGCCGGTCCGTGCGCTTGCCGTCTTCTTCGAGGATTTCAATCGTCGCAGTGCTCTGCAGCACAGCCATGCTGTGATCGTGTGCGAGCTGCGCCGCGAGAGACAGGCCCTGCGTCTTGCGCGGAGCCTTGGGGTTGTTCGTTGCCATCTGCATTCACTCCTGTGTGGTTGGCGAGTGAATGCAGTTTAGAACAACCTAAACGCTCAGGTCAAGGAAAATCTAAACATTTTTCGATGACGGGCGAAAAAAAGCCGCCTCGATGGCGGCCTATCATTGGGGGAGGGCGGTCCTATTTCTTCCAGGTTGCCGGCGCAGAACCTTCGCAACTGGTGACGCCCGTGAATCCGTTGCGTCCCATGCTGAGACGGATCCTTTGCTCGTTGATCGATTCGATGGCGCGGCCGCGCTGGGCGGCAACATCGAAGGCCGCAGCGGTCAACGCCTGTTTGCAGGCGGCCATCACTGCGGTGCTCTCTGGGATGAACTGGTAGCGAGAATAGGAGATGGAAATAAGGAACCCGTCAGGCGTCTCTTCGACCGCATGGGCCGCGTTTTTATCGCCTGGTGCACCTTGCGGTGAGGGCGCGGCGCATCCGGCGACCAGCAGGGCCGCTATCAAGGGAAGCGCGATAGCTTTGCTCATTTGATTTCCAAGTCCCCCAGTTGCGTCACTTCCCGCAGACGGCGCGGCAATCGGCGCTTCGGCGCCCCTTCCCATGTCGCACTAACCGAATCGGATCGTGTGCTTCCCGCCGTCCCGGTGGAGATGATTTTGTCCGTGATGATGTTGAGCCCCTTCACCATCGCCAGCACGCCGAGCTGCAGCCGTTCGGCGCATGCGCCAAGGACGTGAAACTCTGTGCCGTGCCTGGTGTTCGCAATCAGGATCGAGCCCTCCAGCTCGCCAGCCGCTTCTTTTCTTGTCAGCCCTTCAAGGGCTATCGCAGTGTCACTTTTTGCGACCCCCCGCCGCAGTATTGGTATTACTTCGCCCATTTGCATCTCCTAGATCTAGTACGCCAAGGTTCTCAAAAATGTGAGATTGGCGCATTCGATCTTGCTCAGGTTTGTGACGTTTGTCACGATCCGCAACCAGCAACTTAAGGATTACGTCCGATTTAATTTTTGCGGTGTCCGGCTCGGCCGCCATAGCGGCCAGCAATGGGGCCACTGCTATTAGTATGCTTTTGTCCGCACTCTGGAGTACTTTGGTAAGCACATCCAGCGCGACGGCCAACTCTTCGCCGATCTCGGGGGGCGCTCTTTTGGCTGACTCTACCTGGCCGTCGAAGTAGTCATCCTGGAGCCGGAGTGCCGCAGCCAAGCTGCGCGCGGAACGTTCGCCGAACGACTCGGTCGGGTCCAGCAACTGCGTGATGCGACCTTTGGTGAGGCCGGCCCTTTCCGCAAAGGCCGATTGATTTCCGAGATACGGCTTCCCGTCGATCAGCGCTTGCAGCCGTCGTTTCCGGGTAAGGGTTCGCTCGTCCATATGTTTAGTCAAGCATAAACAGAATAGGTTTAGAAAAAGCTTGACGTTGGCGTTTAGGTTGTTCTAAACTGAGGCCATGAATCTCAAGACATGGCTCGAAGGTGAGCGCGGCCGATCCAAAGCGCTCGCAGATGCTCTTGGCGTCTCGCCTGGTCGCATCACACAAATGGCAGACGACGGCGTTCCGCCGAAGTTCATGTTCGCCGTGCGCGACTTCACTAAAGGCAAGGTGACTCTCGAGTCGCTCGTGGAGGCTCGTACCCCGAGCCAAGCCTAAATGTTCTACCTCCAAGTCTTCGCAGCGCTCGTCGTCGCCATCGTCATTGGTGGCCTCTTGCTCGCCGCCATTGAGCGGCACATCAACAGCGACTGAGGCGAGGTCGAAAGCGGTTTGCATATGCCGCCTATTTTTTTCGTCCCCAGTGACAACGACTGACAAGAGGTGTTATCAGTGACTCTCACACAAGAGAAAAAGCAACTCACCATCGACTTTGAACCGGGTCTGGTGGAGCGGCATCGCAACCTGCGGGACTGCATCGGCGCTGGCATCTATCGCCGCGGTCTGTCCATCTGTGCCATCGACCTTAACGAGTCGCCCGGCAACCTGAGCAACCAGCTCAGCGACGAATCCCAACGCAAGTTCGGCGTCGATGAATTCGAGCTCTACCTTGAGAAGACCAAGGACTTCACGCCCATCTACTACCTGATGGCGAAGTTCCTCCACAAACCCGAGGTTGAGAACTCGGCCGCTTTGCAGGCATTGCCCGAGGCCCTTGCTGCGGTCCAGGCGCTCATGAAGAAAGCAGGGCTGGCATGAAAACCGAATTCCCCGAAGACCTGTATGACGCCATGGAAGACATGGCCGACTTCATGCACACCACGCCGGCACCGTTCCCGACCATCGAGCATGCCATCGGCATTCCTCCCTGCCGGCCCTCCAAGCTCTACACCAAGAATGGCCTCGTGACCCCGTTCAGCCGCGGCATTACCGTCACCGGCCAGGCGCAAGGGCAGATCGACACCGACCGCAATCACGCCATTCGATTCGGAGGCCGCTGATGCAACTCGCCATCGACTTCCCCGACGCGCCCATGGCACGCCGACGCGACCCGATCACCAGCCATCTGGCCGCCGAGCAGGCCAAGGAGATGGCACAGCGCCACCATGCCCTGATCCTGGCCGTTCTGCACAAGCACGGGCCTCTGGGCAAGGATGGCATTGCTTCCCGCCTGCGTGGCCTCGATGGCGTGGCCGTCTGCCGGCGCCTGACCGAACTGCAGCGCCGCGGTGACATCGCCGAGACGGGCCGGTTCGTCAAGAGCAGCGCCGGGCGGTCTGAGCGCGAGTGGGGGGTTGTCTGAACTTCTACCCGCATCACATCGGGGACTACCTGACTGCCACGGCGCATCTGACGTGGCAAGAGGACTGCGCGTACCGGCGCCTGCTGGACGTGTATTACAGCCGCGAGCAAGCGCTACCGACAGAGATTGCACAAGCCTGCCGCCTTGTTCGCGCCGCATCGAAGGATGAGCGCAAGGCAGTCGAAACCGTGCTGGTCGAGTTCTTCACGTTGACAGATTCTGGATGGTCGCATGCCCGTTGCGAATCGGAAATCATCAAAGCCAAAGAGGCAGCTGAGCGCGCAAGGGTCAACGGAAAGAAGGGCGGAAGACCCCCAAAGCAGAAACCCACAGATAACCCAAACGAAACCCAGTCGGTTATTTCTGGGAACCCAGAAAAAAGCAACTCACAAGCTCCCAATCCCAATCCCATTACCAATAACTCCGTACCTATCGGTACGGGCGCCAAAGCGCCGATGTCGCCCGACGAGATTATTTTTGGCTACGGGGTCACGCTGCTCATCAATGCCGGAACTGCCGAAAAGCAAGCCCGCTCGTTCCTCGGTGGACTGCGCAAGGGGCATGGCGATGCCGCCCTGATCGACTCGCTGCGCGAATGCGCCAAGGCCCGCCCACTACAGCCGCTCGAATGGCTCGCCGCCGCGCTGCCGCCCGGTGCCACTGCTGGCAAGCCGAACCGCCAAGAGGCCATTGAGAAGCGCAACCGAGAGGCCGCGGATCGCTGGGCCGACCAAGGAGAAACCCATGTTGCACACTGACCGCCGCCGCTTTGCCGGCCTGTTTGCGGACGTGATGGCGTACTACCGCCAGGACGTTTCAGACTTCACGCAATCGCTTTTCTGGAGCGCTTGCGAAAACTTCGACTTCGAGCAGGTTGCCAAGGCATTCGACCGGCATGCCAAGGATCCGGAGCACGGCCAGTTCGCACCCAAGGTTGCTGACCTCGTGCGAATCCTGCAGGGCACGCACACCGACCGCGCGCAGCTTGCATGGGGCAAGGCGCTGGAAGCCATGAGCCGTGTGGGCGCGTACACCGATGTCGTTTTCGACGATCCAGCCATCCATGCCGCAATCGAAGACCTCGGCGGCTGGCCGAAGGTGTGCCGCACCGAAACCAAGGAACTTAGCTACCTGCAGCACCGGTTCTGCGAGTCGCACAAGGCATACACCGGCCGCGGCCAATTCGAGTACCCGCGCCGCCTGCCAGGCGATCGCTCGCCGGACTACGAGTACGAGAAGAAGGGTCTGAAGCTGCCGCGCCCGGCGCTCGTCGGCGACCCCGACCGCTGCAAGCAGGTCTACCAGGGAGGCAACGCTGCCGGAAAGACGGCCATCGGCTTTACCTCGTTCGCAGACCTGGCCGCGGCAAGCGTGATGCGCCGCATCGAAACGGAAGGAACAGCATGAACGCCACGAAGATCGTAATGGAAGTGCTCGCCACAGGAGGCGCATGGTCCCAGGCTGAACTTCAATTCAAGACGGGGCTTCCGGAGAACCGGGTGCGAAACGCATTGCTCCTATTGGGGCAGCGTGGCCACCGCGCCATTGAGCCAGTGCGATACACCGCCGCCGAAGCGGGCCGCGATTGGTTGGCAGCGATGGCGCTGAAGGAGGAAATGAAGGCATTGGCGAAAGCGGCTGCGATGGTCCCGAAGAAAACCGGCCGGCCGCCGCTCCCGCCTGAAGTCCGCACCGCCAGGGAACGCGAGCGCGTCCTGCGCCAAACCCAGCAACGCGCGCTCAAGCGTCTTCAGGACCAGATCGCAAGGCGCGCAGCAGCCGAACAGGCCGCCGAGCGTGAGCGCATCGCTAGGCTCGCAGAGGAAAGCGTGCAATCGGCTCGAGCAACACGCACGCCAATCGAGATGGCATGGGGAGCGCTGCATGCATGAACCGAGAACTGGAACACCTGATCCGCTTATCGGAGACGCATCCGAACTGGGCCGCGTATGCCATGTGGAAGGCGCAAGCCTTGGCGCACAAGTACCCACTGGAGCACAACTCGCTACCGCTGCTGCTGAGCAATGCCCTGCGCGAGCGCTCGAAGCCATCCACCCCGGAGCGGCCATGTACCGCACCGCCAACGTCAATGAATGGCGCCCGGACATCGATCACATCGTCGGCGAGCAAGTGAAGAAGGCAAAGGCGGCTGGTCTGGACAAGGAATCGTGCCCGCATGCGAGCTGGACGGCTGGCTGGTGGGCTTGGCATCGGGCTTGGCAAGAAAGGTAATCAAATGAGCGACGTAACTCTGCAATCACTGGCTGGCGAACACATCCTGGACGCCGTTGACCGCTCCACCGAACAGGTGCTGAAGTGGGGTGACGAATACGAGCAGTGCGAGGTATTCCGCTTCCGCTTGGATGGGCTGGTGCATTCCGCTGTCGAGGACCCGAGCGACGGCTATCGCAGCTGCATAGGTTCGATCAAAGTAGAAGACGTGCCGATGAAGAATGTCTTCGATCCGGTGCGTGTCGTCGGCGTTTACCGCGACAAATACGGCGACTACTCGTATCACAAGAGCGATGTTTTGGAACTGATCGCTGTCGAGTCAGGAAAGGTGGTGCTTGTGGTTGGCACGTCTGATTGCGATGACTACTACCCGAGCTTCGTTTCTGATTGGCGTGTCGAGAACCTGCCGGGGAACGAGCAGAAATGAGCACTTTCACTCTCGTAAACGCACAGCAGGGCCACACCGCCATGCAATCCGCCTGGATACAGGCAAAGGCGCTGCTGATGGCCGGGCATCGGCTGCGACTCACGGTGAAGGAAGAAACCCGCACCGAAGGGCAGAACCGGTTCTTTCACAAGCTGGCCGGCGAGGTTGCCAAGTCCGGCATCGAGTGGCAGGGCAAGAAGCGCACCGCGGCCCAGTGGAAGGTGTTGCTCGTGTCTGGGCATGCCATCGCCACGCAAGAGGGTGCAGAGATCATCCCCGGCCTCGAAGGAGAGTTCGTGAACATCCGCGAGAGCACGGCCCTCATGAGCATCAAGCGCGGGGCCAGCCTCATCGAATACACACTGGCATTCTGTGCCATGCATGGTGTGCCGGTTCCGGCGATGGAAGGGCAGGAATGACCACCGAAACTCGAGAGGTTCTCAACGCCGAGATGTGGATGCACGCCGTACGGCTGATGCGTTCGGGAAATTACACGACTGCCAAGGCACTTATCGCGGCGATGCAAGATGATTTCCCAGAGGTGCCGCCTGAACGGCTGAAGCTCGTTATGTGGGAGTTGGCCGCCAAGATGAGGGAGAACGCTTGATGCTCTCCGCAACCCTCAAAGCCAAGCCCTGCGGCCACTGTGGCTCCAGCTTCACCCCTGTACGCCCCATGCAGACGGTGTGCTCGCCCATCTGCGCCGCCCGCATCGTCAAGGCCAAGAACAGCCAGGAGCGCGCCCAGTTCAAGGAGCGCAAGGCCAAGCTCAAGCGCATCCCCGACCTCATCAAGGAGGCGCAAACCGCCTTCAACGCATTCATAAGGGAGCGAGATCGTGACCAACCCTGTATCTGCTGCGGACAACCTCTTGGAACGGGCAGTGTCGGAGGCGCTTTCGACTGCGGACATTACCGGAGCGTGGGATCAGCTTCACACCTTCGGTTCGACGTTCGTAACGCTCACGCTCAACGAAAGCAGTGCAACAGGTACGGAGCAGGGCGCGCCGTCGATTACCGCATCGGTCTTATCGCCCGAATCGGTCTATCTGAAGTTGAAGCCCTGGAGGCCAGCAACACCCCCCACAAGTGGCAACGAGACGAGTTGATCGCCATCAAGGCGCTGTATGTGCAGAAGCTCAAAGACTTGAAACGGGAGAACGCATGAAGCTGCGCCCGCTCTCTTTTCCCTCGCCCGCGCGCGCGTTTTGGCCCATTCTATTTCACCCGGGTAAAAAGGACAAAGAATGAAGATCCCCGAGATTCCTGGTGTGTCCTGGTGGCATGTGATCGTGATGATGGAGAAGAGCGGGTACACCCATGCGGCGATGGGCGCTGCGATAGGTGTGCCTCGCACGACCATCGAGGGCTGGAAGAACCGCAATGCCGAGCCGGCGCATGTGGACGGCGAGCGGCTGTGTGCGCTGTGGCGCGTGGTGACGGGCAGGGCGGCCGAGGATCTGCCGCGCAAGGCGAGCCACATCTTGAGCGCCGCGTGCTTCCGTTGAGAGCCGGGATTCCGGCATGAAGGTAGGGGACAGTGCGGCGTCCCCCATTCAATCCTTCAGGAGCCGCACCATGGGCCGTCGCGCTGCAGTCACCCCCGGAACCGATCCCACGCCACCCGAAGACGACACGCCAGGCCCCGCGGCCGATGATGTCGTCATCACCGAGGGCATGACCGAGAACGAGATTCTCAAGGCTCGACTTGAGCAGCAGGCCCGCGACATCGCCGACATGCGCCTGACGATGAAGGCGCTGGCCCGCAACCAGATCGCAACCGCACCGGCCGAGAAGGTCGAGCTGCCCGAGATGGCCGCAGTGCTCAAGACGAACCCGAAGATGCCCATCCTGACCAAGGAAGGCTGGTTCGTCCCTCTCGTTCACCCGACCGACCGCGAAAAGGCGCTCTGATCATGTGCGGCGGCGGAGGCTCGGCCCCGGCTCCTGCGCCCCCTCGCGTCGATCCGCAGAAAGCGGCAGCAGACGCGGCGGCAGAGGCGGCCAGCAAGGCGAATGCGGACTCAGCGGCTCGGCGTGACGCCCAGCGCAAGAGCGCGCTTGCGACCGGCGCCGGCACCACTTCGGCGTTGAGCTACGGCAAGACCACCTTGGGGGCCTGATGAAGTTCATTGTCATGCTCAACAGCGGCGAGACGCACAAGGTCGATGCGCACATCTTCGACACGCAGCCCACCATCGTCACCTTCTACAACCAGACCCGCACGCCCATCGCGGCCTTCAGCGGCTGGATTTCCGTCAAGCCCGAACAACCGCAGGGAGCGTAATGTCCGAAGCCGCCCAGCAACTGGAACGCCGGTTTGCCCAGTTGCAATCGCAACGGCTTCCGAACGAGACGATCTGGAAAGAGGTGTTCGACTACCTTGCCCCGGAGCGCGCCATTGGCTGGTTCCAGAGCGGCATTCAAGACTCAGCCGGCACGCAGGCCCAGGCCCAGCGCGCCCGCATCTACGACTCGACGGCCATCGACAGCGCCGAGGTGCTGAAGTCCAACATCGCCAGTTGGATGACGCCTGACAACTCCCTCTGGTTCGGCCTCGATGCCGGCCAGCAGGACGAGCAGCCCACCGCCTGGATGGACGGTGCGGCCCGTTTCCTCTTCGAGCACATCCACTCCGCGGGCTTCACAGCCGTGGCTGGCGAGTGCTACAGCGACATCGTGCCCGCGGGCTGGTTCGTGCTCTACATCGACGAGGGCAGGGACGAGCAAGGCCGGCCCGAAGGCGGCTTCAACTTCGAGCAATGGCCTCTGTTCCAGTGCTTCGTGGCGAGCAGCAAGCCTGCCGGTCGCGTGGACACCATTTACCGCGTGTTCTCGCCCACCGTCGAGCAGGTCGTCGCTGAATACGGCATCGACAAGGTGAGTGACGAGACGGCCAAGAAGTACAGCGACGGCAAACTGACTGAGAAGGTCGAGATGCTGTGGGCCATCGAGCCGCGCCGCGAGGGCCAATACGGCGCAGCGCTGGCGAAGAACATGCCCTTCCGCTCCTGCCACATGGAGCGCCAGAAGAAACACATCGTGCGCGAGTCCGGCTATCACGAGTTTCCGTGCGCCGTACCGCGTTGGCGCCTCATCCCCGGCACGCCCTATGCAACGGGCCTGGGCTCCAACGTGTTGCCGGACGTGAAGACCCTGAACGACATCATCCGCCTCGAGCTGATGAGCCTGGACATTGCCGTGGGCGGCATGTGGAAGGTCGTCGATGACGGCGTTCTGAACCCCAAGACCATCCGCATCGGCCCGCGCAAGGTGATCGCCATGGCCTCGCTGGAGAGCATGGCCGCGCTGGAGACGGGGGCCGACTTCAATGTGTCGTTCTCCAAGGCTGAGCAGTTGCGCCAGTCCATCCGCCGCGCATTGCTGGCCGACATGCTCACGCCCCAGGGTGGGCCGGTGCGCAGCGCGACCGAGATCTCGCGTGACATGAACCAGATCCGCCAGTTGATGGCGCCGCTGGTCGGGCGCTTCCAATCCGAGTTTCTCCAGGTGCTCATCGAGCGCTGCTTCAACATCGCATTTCGCGCTGGCGCGCTCACCGCGGCGCTCGGCCCCGTGCCCGAAGGCTTGCTCGAGGGTGACTACGTGGTGCGCTACATCAGTCCGCTCGCCCGCAGCCAGAAGATGGAAGAGGTCACGGCCATCGATTCCTTCCTGGCTGGTCTGCTGGCCCTGGCCGGGGCAACACAGGACATGACCATTCTCGACAACGTGAAGCTCGACGACGCCATGTACGAGAAGGGCAAGGCCATCGGCATGCCCGGCAACCTCCTGCGCGGTCCCGACGAGCTCGCCGAGAAGCGCGAGATGGACGCCAAGAACAAGGCTGATGCACAGAAGCAGGTTCAGCAGGAGCAGGTTCAGCAACACGCCGCTACGGCTGCAATCGACGCCTCCGTGGCGGCATAGGGAGAAAACATGAGCTACGACGCATCTCTTGGTGGCGGCGGTTGGGTGGTTGGCGACATCAAGCCCGCCGTCGAAGGTCCCGTCACATTTCCGGCCGGGGCGGGCGGATACCCCAGCGGGGCTGTGCCCGTCACCAACACGGCCACTGGCGCGGCGGCATCGGTGGTGGCCACGCTTCCCGCGGCGGCAAGCAAGACCACTTACCTCACAAGCCTCGCGGTGACAGGCAGCGGCGCCACGGCTGAAACCATCTCCGGGGTCGGGGTGGCCGGCGTCTCTGGCGGCACCATGACGTTCGTCGTGGGCGTGCCGGCCGGCGCAACCAAGGCCATCGCC